GGGTTATCCCATCCCTCTCCTCTGATCGATGACAGAGGCGAGGCATCAGACCTCGATCATCTCCTCCCTACGGCATATATCTTACTTGAGCCGTTTGATCGAGCGGTAAGACCATCCGCTCCCCGTGGGGAACCTCCCATCAAGGGTGGTGTGCAGTTCTTACTTATTTATTGTAACACGTTACGAGTTGGCTTCAAAAAACGCTTGGGCAAATTTTTGTGAGCAGAGAGATCTGAACTCCATGTCTGAATCAGGGTTGAAGTCTTTGAACTCTGGGATCAGTTTAGCGTGGCTCTTGTGCATAAAAGCGAGTGAAGGCTTGGGTCTTCCTGGTCTTATGTACAGTTCGGGATTCTTTGGTACATCTTCCCACTTCTGGAAGACTCGTGGAGGGATATTAAACTTGCCCCAGAGGGCTGTTCGTTTCGTCCAAGGCGAACCGTACCACCAGGGTTCGTACTCGTAAGCAGGTTCACCGATAAACTTCCTTAGAACACCTCGTGCTGGATTCTCAATGACCCAGAAGTGGGGGTTACATTCAGCAATGACCCGTTGGCACTCTCTCACAAGGAACATTCCCTCTTCTGGATTGCGAGCTTTGCCATCTGATCTAGCTGTTGAAAACTCTGTACAGACAGGATTAGCAATCACTCCGTACACGTCTTTTGGAGGATGATAGTTCTCGACACCGATCTTACTTCCAACAAGAATGACGTTATACCCAGCGTCTTTGTAAGGTTTCGTATCGGAACCCGTATCAGCGCACAAGTGGAGAATCGTTTTCATAAAAAAGTGGAGAACAGGGGGCTACGAATCCTACGGGTAGCCCCCTTATTAAATTGTGTGGGAACACCGTTTTAGAGTTCGGCTACCGCTTATCAAGCGACCACTCACGGAATCTCAACCGATGTTTTCTTAAAGCTGGGTGATTAGTTCCAGCTCGCAGGTACTTTCTCATACCATAGGTGTCCCCAAAATAGATTCTGATGAGGCAGGGATTCGCACCCTGCATGTCAAACGGCTCCGTGTTCGGGTTCTGTTGCACAAGAGACAGTTCACCGCCTATAAGACCCCGAAAGCCTGTACGGTTCCTAGCGTCTACCTATTCCGCCACTCATCAGAATCTATTTTGGAGAGCCGAGGATTATTCGGCTTTCAACTTCTTCCATGTTTTTATATTCATTCCGTGAGGATCATCCTCTCGTTCATCCTCTCGCTGGAACATCTCCTGTGCAGAGTAATCATACCGCAGATAGTTCACCATGTCCTCAACTGAGAAGAAATGATCATTGATGAATGTGATCTCTCCAACAACATCCCCAACCCAATAAGAATCCACTACCACACCGGAGAAATACTTGTCGATGAAAGCGTCTCGGAGGTTATCCGTTGCTTGTTCCCATTGTTCGATGATGTTCATAAAAGTTCATGATTTATCTTAGCCATTATATCAGCAACAAATGTCTCATCGTCCATCCATTCTGCTCGACGGTACGTTCTCACTTCTTGCTCTAGTCGCTGTTTGATTGAGTCGAGTTCGTCTTGGGTCATAGGTTTCCCATTAACACTGCTATACAGACTCGTGCTGGATCGAGTTTCCATAGGGCATAAAGGTTGAATAAGAGGGCAAGAGACACCACCCAACACAGCAACCGTACCACCCTCATCTGTCGGTCGTGGATGCACTTGTACTTGAGTTCTGATGTCCACTCTTCGTATCCACAAGCCTCGTGGTCGTTGCTCTTACAGGTGGGGAGATGATTGGGTCGGCAGACGTGTACAGGGTGCTTGAGTCATGTTGTGGAGTCGGACAGGCAGGTGGAACAAACTTTCTTTAGTTCACTCATATATTTAGCCATAGCCATAGCCAGAGCCATCGCCAGAGCCATCGCCATAGCCAGAGCCATAGCCATAGCCAGAGCCATAGCCATAGCCAGAGCCATCGCCAGAGCCATAGCCAGAGCCATAGCCAGAGCCAGAGCCATCGCCAGAGCCATAGCCAGAGCCATAGCCAGAGCCAGAGCCAGAGCCAGAGCTATCATTACCTTGCGAATCAAGTATTTTAGTCATAATTAGACTTTCCAAATTGGAACAGAATCAATGTTCAAACGAGCAACTTCAGTGCATGGAATCACTTCGATAATCTCTGTTAGAGATATTGATGGCATCTCCATAGCGAAGCGACAATTTTCTGGCTTCGTTACTCCTTCTTGAGAGAGTTGCGAGAGAGAAGCCGCACCGTCCCAGTAGTGAAGACGACGAGCCTGAAGCACCGTACCCTCTTTTCCATTTTGTTCTTTTAGGTAGCCTGCAAACACACCTGCTGAATAGGTACGAACAATGACGTATGGCAAACCGTTTAGTTCTTGAGCAGGAACAGATGACTGAATTGAATCCTCACGAACATACTTCACACCGTCAATCTTGATTGTATTTTTTGACATAATTTTAGGTTAGGTTTTTAGTGGTTGAGTCGGAGTTGCAGGTCGAGCAGATGGGTATAGAGTTATGCGAAGAACTTTCTTATTTCATTTTCGATCATAGATTCAGAAGCGAGCCATGGTTTGTCGTCGATTACGATTGTTAGAATCTCATCTTCAGAATCAAACGAGAATCTGCCTTTCACTCCTTTTGCCGAAAAACTACCCTTACTACCATTAACCGTAATGTTTCCAACTTCATCTATCTTTTTAAGTGCTTCGTTTATCTTTTCTCTTGTTGCTTTGATTCGCATAGATGTTACTTACAATTTTCACAGTAGTTATAAAACTCTTTCAAATCCTCGTCGTACACCACACGCCAGCCGTCACCATGATATTTCGTCCTTACAAAAAACGCACAGTTCGTGAGACATACTTACTCAATCTCTTTAAGTTTCTCATCGAGGTATTTGAGGATGGAGTCATGCCTCGCTTCAATCGCTGTTCTTAGAGGTTTACACCCCCAGAATTCACAATCAATGCCTTGAACTTCCATCCCCCTCACATTTTCAACCATCTCCTCGTAGGCACGAATAGTTTTGAGAATTTTAGGCAGGGCGTTGTGGAGGGCGACGATGAGTTTACGATTCTCCTCGTGTTGTCCTGTTTCAAATTCCATTGAGCAAACAATGCCACCCTTTACAGATTCTATTATCCGATCAGAGTCGGTAGTCCACTCCCCTTGTGTGGCGTTCTTGTATAGCTCTTCAAGATGTTTGAGATTGAGGGTCATAGTTAATTTCTAAAGAATGAGTAGACTGCAAACAATATCCATACAATACCCATGAGGGGTTTATCGTTGGCGATGAGTACTTGTGAGATGATGAGAGCAGACCAGAAGGGGAGATTGTGCATAGGGTTATTTCTTCCTTGAATGGTTACAGGTGTAAGGATGTCGGAGCATTCTTTTAACGTTCACACGCTCAAGCCCCTCGATGTTCTCTCTAATGTCTTCTTCACTCCACCATCTGTGATAGAACAGGTAGTGAACGACCTCTTGGAGAGGGAGGAATGTATCTGATTCCAAGCAGTCAAAGTTACACTGTTCTAGTTGTCGCTTAGCGAGGGGAGTCATAAATGGACGTGAGATACTTTTTCTCTTGGATCATCTGCTTACCGGTTTTGTATTTGCTCAATTCTTCCTCTGAAATGTTTTGGTAAGCAAGGTGGCGGTTTAGTTCTTTACTGAGACCTTTCCCGAGATGATGAAACCAGCAGAGCCAGATACAGTTCCATGAGGCTTCCATTTTACGTCCAAAGGCGTGCTCAATAGTCATTCGACCAGAGCAATCTAGTCCAGCCATGGCACAGACTTGTGGTCTATCCAACATCTGTATCAATACTTTCTTCTGCATTGACTTCATACTCTCGTTCTAGTTCGTTAAACTTACTAAACTGCCATCGCATCCATTTCTCATAGTCGTGACCTTTCCCCTCGATCAGTCGTCGCCACTTCTGCGAGCGTGAATATTTGTCTTTCGCCTGCATGACCTTCTCGCCTTTGGTCAGGTAGATCTCCTCACAGAACTTGGCTTTGAATGTTTCGTTAAACGAGCCGTCCTGCTTACTTCCCTTGTTTACGCCATAGATAGCGATCTTGCCCATGAACGTATACTCACAGTCCATTTCAAGCGGTTGTGGGATGTTTACTTTGCCTGTGATAGAGAGCCAGTGGTCGTTCATATATTCATTTTATATTCCCA